GTACAACAAACACTCTTTCGATGTATGCCTCAACCAGTTTATTGTTAATAGGCATTTCTTTAGAAACAACTTATTCAAGTCCTATAAATGCCTACCTAGACGAGATAAGGCTCTCCGACTCAGCGCGGTATACGAGCGACTTCTCAGGAAGTCTGCCCTTAACAGAATTCACCGCAGATTCAAACACTAAACTCCTGATCCACTCAGACTTTGATGGTGGACTAGGCGCAGATAGTTCTGGGAATGAAAACGATTTCGCTGTAACCAATCTGGTTGCTACAGATCAGATGGTTGATAGTCCGACTAATAACTTTGCTACGTGTAATCCATTGTGGAAAAGGGCGGGATACTCAAACTATTTAAGTGAGGGAAATCTGGAGTTAACGCCATTAGACGGTACGGGCCATCCCACTATAGCAACCATCGGCGGTATACAAAGTGGCAAGTGGTATGTCGAAACGGATGTGGCGGCTTTTGCTAGTGCAGGGTGTGCAATAGGTGTTGTAATGTCAGTTCCAGAAATGACTTACATACATGAAAACACTAACACTGCAATTATTAATGAGAATTACAAATCCGATGGTAATAAAGGATCAACAGGAAACGTTGCCAGTTCTTATGGTAATTCTTACACTCAAGGAGATATTATTGGTGTAGCCATTGATATGGATAATGGCGCTATTTATTTTTCAAAGAATAATACTTGGCAGAATAGTGGTGATCCTACAAGTGGAGCATCTAAAACAGGAGCCGCATTTACTGATCTTTTGACGGCTATGCCTGATGGTGGTTGGACATTCTTTTTTGAAGCATACAATACCACTTCCACCCTAGTAATGAATTTCGGCCAAGACAGTTCATTCGCTGGAAACGAAACAGCACAAGGCAACCAAGACAGTAACAGCATAGGTGACTTCTATTACGAACCACCTACCGATTATTTGGCCTTATGCACCTCAAATTTGCCGTCACCTGAGATTGCTTTACCTACAGATCACTTTAATACGGTTCTTTATACTGGTGATGATGCTGACAATAGAACAATTACTGGGGTTGGTTTCGATCCAGATTTGTCATGGGTGAAATCTCGTTCTCAAACAAAGTACCATTTTTTATCCGACTCTGTGCGTGGTAGTAATGCTAATCTCAATTCTAATGTTGATTCCGCAGAAGCGGACCCCACCTCAGATTATGGCGATGGCGGTGTAGGTGCAGTGACAACTGACGGTTTTACTCTTGTGTATGGCGGTTCCAGTAATAATTACAATGTAAATGAAACCGGCGAAACCTATGCCTCATGGAACTGGAAAGCAGGAGGCGCTGCTGTATCCAATACTGATGGGTCTATAACGTCATCTGTCAGTGCGAATACTACTGCTGGATTTTCTATAGCATCCTACACTGGAACTGGATCGGCGGCTACGATTGGGCATGGGTTAAGTTCCGCGCCTGAGTTAATTATTGTAAAGAACAGAGATGAGGACGATGCTTGGCAAGTCTACTGTGCGTCAAATACGGCTGCACCAGAAACAGATTATCTTGTGTTAAATGATAGCGGTTCCACAGCAGACAACGTTGACAGATGGAATGATACAACTCCAAGTGCTTCAGTATTTACTATAGGAGATGGTGTAGAGGTAAATACGAATACCGAAGATTACATAGCCTACTGTTTCCATTCTATCCCCGGCTACAGCAAGGTATCTGGCTACACCGCGGCCGGGTCTGATGGAGATATGAATTTTCTCTACTGTGGATTTAGGCCAGCCTTTGTTTTGTTTAAAGAGACTAGCGCCACAAATCCTTGGGCTATTATTGATAACAAACGAAATACATATAACTTAGCAGATTTAATTTTAAGGCCGAATGCTAGTGATGCGGTATATTCCCATAGCAGCGGTGTTGATTTTGTGTCTAACGGTATAAAGTTGATAAATAACAATGGTATGTGGGGCGATGCAGCAGCAGATTATATATTTTACGCCATAGCAGAATCACCATTCAAAACATCTAACGCGAGGTAATTATGTGGTACTCAGAAACATTTGGAACAATTAAAACGCCTCGCGGCATAACCGTGAATGGCCTACAACACCCTGCAAGCATCTTCCGTAAATGGACTAAGCCAGAACTACTGGCAATAGGCATTGCACCAGCAAGGGTGGAAGTGCCTGACTCACGGTACTACAACACTGGCAGAGAGTCCTACTCTTTCACTGATGGCGAATGGGTGATCTCTTACGACTCCACTGAGAAAGATGTAGAGCAGTTGAAAGAGCAGTTGATAGGAAAGATTAAGTCTCATGTCGGCTCACTACTCTCACCGTCCGACTGGCGCGTGATCCGCGAAGCCGATGGTGGTACGGTAATGTCTGAAGAGTGGAAAACTTACCGCAATGAGGTTCGCGCTCACGGTAATTCCCTTGAGTCTGGTGTAGAGGCATTCGCATCAGTCGATGCAGTGCGGAACTTCCAGAACCATCCGATACAGGAGGAACGATACTTGTCTACCTATGATGATGAAGGTGTGGAAACAATCGGCCCGGAAACTGAAACGGTTGACAGGACTGTAGATAAAACCAACTGGGGCTGGCCTACCGCTCCTGATGCAGAAGTAGATAAATATCACGTTAGGTACATTTAATGGCTTTAATTGCTGTAGACAATGTTGGGGAGGTTGGGATTGTCAAGGATATTAATGCTTGGCAGTTGCCCCCCAATGTTTGGTCAGATGGTAATAATATCAGGTCTGAACACGGTGCTATTGTAAAGACTCCGGGGTATGCGGAGGTTATGGCTACCTGCCCAGTCGCGCCATACCATATAATTCAATTAAAATCTGGAGCCAATTCTTATTGGATTATTGCTGGCCTTGCCGCTATCCATGTTCATAACGGAACAACTTGGAGTGACATCACTCGTTCCTCTGGGGTGTACAATGCGACAGCCGCCGAGGGTTGGTCATCTACCGTGTTGGGTGGAGTTCTTATTATGGCTAACGGTTTTGATGACCCGCAGTTTTGGGCCTTAACCAACGGTGTGCCGTCTACCTCAACCTTGATGGCGGATTTGACTAACTGGCCTGCGGATAAGGAATGCACTTCGTTAAGAGCGTTTAAATCCTTCCTGATCGCCCTTAACATAAACGATTCATCCACCACCCCCGACACTCCTTTTACCAGAGTTGTCAAGTGGTCTACAGAGGCTGGGATACAGACTGTTCCCAGTTCATGGGATGAAACTTCGGCCGTGACTGATGCTGGCGAATACTCCTTAGAGGACACAAAAGGAAAAATTTTAGACGGCCTACCTCTTGGCGATTCGTTTATGATTTATAAAGAGGATTCTGTATACATAATGAGTTATGTAGGAACCCCGTTTATATTTTCGTTTAAGCAGTTATCCCCATCTGTTGGCGCTCTGGCTAAAAACTGCGTGGCTGAGTTTGATGGTGGTCACTTCATACTTGGTAATGGGGATGTTTATATAAATGATGGTCAACGGATACAGTCAATACTCCCACATAAAATAAAAGACTACCTCTTTGATAATATAGATGGTTCTAATTTTAATCGTTCTTTTGTAGTTGCAGACTACGGCAACACAGAGATGTGGGCTTGCTTTCCAACACCAGAGAGCGCCACCGCCCAATGCAATAAGGCTATTGTTTGGAACTGGACTAACAAAGCGTTTACTATTAGAGATTTACCCAATCTAGCGCATATCGGTTACGGCACGGAAAATGATCCGAACTCATTTACAACATGGGCGGCGGTGGTTCCAACTTGGAGTAGTGCGTTAGGCACTTGGACTACAACATGGTCACAGTCTGAGAATGTGCTAGTCATGGCATCCCCCACAGATACGAAACTATATAGGAATGCCTCTGGCAACCGTGAAGATACTACCGATATGACCTCGTTTATAGAGAGGACTGGTATAACCATGACCGCTCAACAACAACCAGATCATTCTACGGTAAAACGTATAAAGGCTGTCTGGCCCAAGATGGAAGTATCTGGGTCTGGTAATACAGTTAATGTTTATGTTGGAACCCAGAACTCTACGGAGGAGGCAGTGTCGTGGTCAGACGCTGTGGCGTTTAATCCAGATACCCAGTCTAAAGTGTCGGTCAGAAAGAGCGGAAAACTCTATGGAGTTAAGTTTGAATCTACTGGTGACTTTAACTGGCGGCTAGACGGGTATGAGGTAGAATTAGATGACGCAGGAAGGAGAGGCTCTAGGAGTTATTAATGGCTACATATAAAGACA